AATATATGGGAATTTTTAATTTTTTCACGCCCACGGGCATGATCCCGATTAGCCAAAGAGAGGTCGGTACACAAACGGCGGTGCCTGGAGTGCCATCGACCACCGACCCTAACGATGCAAGCAACCAGCAGCCGAAGGGTGCCAACTGGGAGGCTAATGTGGTTAGACCATATGGCAAGCAGTCACTACTGTTACCGACATGGAACCGCTGCGTTACGATCATCATGGAAACGATGGGTCAGACGCTCATCCAGTACCAGCGCATGGATACTGAGGGTGGCAACTTTGTAGAAGATCGTGGCTTTCTTGACCGCCGCAAGACCATCCCCACCGATGGCAACCGCCTGAACTATCTGTTGCAGGTTCGACCTAATCCGCTGATGACGGCATCGCAGATGGTGGAACAGATTGAGTATCGCAAGATTTATTACGGAAATGCCTACGTCTATATCGAGCGTGGCGAGTATGACAATGTGGTGGCGCTGTGGCTTTGCACCGGTGGCGGTTACGACCCCATCACCAACACCTACAATTTGGTGTATAATTCCGAGCGTGGCCCTCGCATGAAGGTACAGGCGTTGGCCAAAGATGTGCTGCATTTCAAAAACACATTCCTTACCGACGATATGTATATGGGCATCCCCACCATCGAGTATGCTTTCAAGACGCTGACCATTGCGGCTACTGGTGACGAACAAGCCTTGCAAGACATGGCCAAGGGTGGTAAGCATAAGATTTTGCTGCGCGAGGAAAAATCGCCGAACGGCGGTGGCACTCGTGGTCGCAACACACCAGCCGAACTACGCAAGACCGCCAAGACCTTTGAAGGCGACTGGCAAAGCCAGGATGTGGTGCTGTTGGATAACGTACTCGATCCGACGGTGATTTCTCAGACCGCTCAGCAACTCCAGTTGCTCGAAAGTCGCGGCTACTCAGATGAAGCCATTTGCCGACTAATGGGTGTGCCGATGATTATGGCGATTGTGGGTACCAGCGGTGGTAACTACCGTATGCCAGAACATGCTACGCAGGAGTTCTTGTTGCGTAACATCCAGCCCCGCATCCGCAAATCTGAGGATGAGTTTAATGCCAAGTTGCTTTCGGCCGGTGACTTCGGTAAGCGACGTATCCACATGTGCGAACAGCCGTTGCGTCGTCTTGATCCTGTTGGTCAGGCTAACATCGACAAGGTACACCTGGAAACTGGTGCGATGACCATCAACGAAATTCGCCAGCAGTACGACCGTCCGGCTGTGAAGGATGGCGACGAACCAATGGCAAGTGCGAACATGATGACGTTGAAGGCGCTGATGGCGAAGGGTGCAGAACAGCCGAAACCCGCGCAAACGGCGGCAAATGGGAATGCAAACAAAAATGCAAACGACGGCGAGGGTGCCGGGGAAGGAGATGAATAATGGCTGAACGTACTTATACCTTGCGGTGGCTGTCTTTGGATGACATTAAAGACCAATGCCGCATACCGCACGAATTTACGGAGGAAGATAATGTGCTGAAACGCTATGGCGCTACGGCTGAGAACTTCACCCTGCGCTACCTACAACGCACGGAGGATGAGCTGAAGGCAATGAACGACAAGGATCAGACGCAGGTGCCTGATGATATTTATAGTGCATCGCTGTTGCTTGTTGAAGCATACTATAAGCATCGCGGACCAACCAGTGAGCGCGATGAGAGGCTAATTGAGTATGGCTATGACGCGCTGGTGGCTGCTTTTCGCAAAGGCACGTATTCAAGCGAGAACGAACAATGATTATTAACTAATAAAAAATACGATTATGATTGATCAGGAAGTTTATGATTTGACCCAAACGGGTCAGCAAGTGCAGGACATTCTCGACAAGGGTGAACAACTGCCAACCAATGACCAGCTTATCGAGGCATTCTCTCTGAAAGCTGACAAATCGACCACGTACACCAAGACGGAGGTTGATGCGAAAGAAACCGCCCTTAGCGACCGTGAGACGTTTATCGAGCGCGGCCTTGGTAAGTATGACAACACGCGCAGCGTAATCCTTCAGCAGGCTACAGCGGGAAAGTATGTCAACGTGAATGGACAAGAGGTGAGTGCCATCGGCTATGGTATATCGGCCGAGGTGCTGTTGAATGCCGGCGACATCATGCTGGTGCCCAGTGCAGAGGCAGTGCCTGCTGATGTGAGCCTCTTTGCCCGTATCGTGACACGTACCTATGACAAGGTGATAAACTACACCTATACCTATCGCCAGGATTACCCCGAACTGCCTGCCACGGCTACGGCTGACTACAACCCCGCACTGATCTACACCGCTCAGTACAACGAGACGGGCGACACGCCAGTGCTGACTGGTTGGTTGATGGGTGGCGAGACCTACGCTACACTTCCTGCTACCCGCGAGGTGACAGAATCGTACTACGAGCCATTGATGAAGCAGGCTGTAGCAGCTATGCCTTCTACTGGCTATTATGTATATCTCTGTCCGACGGCGATGACCATCGTGGTAAGTGGTTACACCGCCACTGTCAACGGAGGTGCGGCCCTGGTGGTTGGTTTGGGCATCTTCAAGAACATTGCCACCAACTTCATCGGTGCACCAGGTCAGGCTGTCATCGCACAGGCATTCGCCCAGGTATTTGGCGAGATTGAGGGTTTGAAGGCTCAGCTCAACAACCTTGGCGATGTTCGCGCCATTTGCGTTAACTCTGAAGACATGCCGAAGGTGCAGAACTACCCGATGATAGTCTACGGTGCCGGTGCACCATCAGCACCTAACGTGCCTGCCTTCATTGGTCAGAAGTACCTCGATACGACCAACAAAAAGGAGTACACCGCATTCAGCGTGACAAACTCCGTGAGCGATTGGGTATTGATTAACTAAAATAAAGAAAGGATAAAGATATGGCAATCAAAAGTTATGCAAACAAGGCTGCCTACGATGCAGCCGTGAAGCCGACCATTGAGAGTCAGGTTTCGCTCATAGAGACGACCCGCGAGATTATCGTGGATGGTGTGAACGTGATTACTACCAGTCCAGCCGTTGGTGACTTGGTATTCCTGAACGAAAGCAATGAGATAACCTACGTCAAGGGCGGCTCGTGGATTCAGAAGGCACTGATCCCAAGTGCATGGGTGCATGTTGGTTACGTTTATCTGCGTAAAGGTCGCAAGGTGGGCGTGATTGATAAGAACGCGGCCGATTTGAAGTATCTGGATGTGTGTCAGTTCGCCATCACTGCCATCAGTTCGACCACACTTGCTATCAACCTGCGCATGAGTCCCAACTATGCCGTTAACACCACCGTGGACGTGACGCTGACATCAACTGCCATTGACGCAACGAGTGCTGCTGAGATTTCCGCTGCTGTGGCTGCAAAGGCCGCCGAAGTAGGTGACACGAAAGACTGGTGGGCATACCTGGCCGATGCAGAGGGTAACAAAGTGGATAGCGACGGCACGCAGATCATCATCCAGTGCGACACCTGCGTGGACTATCGTTTCTATGTAGTCAGCGCGACGGGCTGTACCATCGCGCATATCACTTGGGGCGACATGCCAGAGAACTCTACCTACTGGCGTGGCGAGCGCGGATTCTACACCAACTACTGGGGTGTGCAGAACATCGCTCGTACCAAAGCGTGGGCAACAAGTAGCGGTCGCGTGCCGTCTGCCAACGAACCCGTCGGTCCCCGTGCCGGTAACGATGCGCCCGTAAAGCCCTCAGAGTTTGCAAGCTCTCAGTATTGCGCAGACTTGCGTGCCGCTTACAAGACCTACGAGGAGTATCTGGAGAAGTGCTATGCAGTGGTTTGTCCACAGCAATACGGTTGTTTCGCTCTGCCTGATGGCGCAGAAATGGGAAGACTGTATGCTAATAGGATGGCGCCAACCAAGAGTGGTGGCACAAAGGCAAAGTTCCCTGCCTTGCATTATGGGTACAATCGCTCCTATGGAGTTGATGGCCTGAACGCAGGCGACCTTCATACTCCTGGTGTGCTCGAAGGCACTGAACTAATGAAAGACGCTTGCCTCGCAGCGTTGGCACCGTCCGTCACGAAGATGGGTACGACCGCCATCAATAATAGCTCGTCCCGTTGGTGGGCAGAGAGGTACAACGTCAATGGCGCTTGGCTCTTCGACGGCATCAACGGCCACCTCGGCTACTACAGCGTCTATAACGCGGGTCGCGTGCAGGCGGTCGCGCTTTTAGAAATTGATTAAAATATAAATGCTCCCGTGCCGTCGCGCTGGCGCGGCACGGGGCTTACACTCATGGGAAAGATTTATACCGACTACGGCGAATACTTGCAAGATGCTTACGAACAGCAGTCAGAAAGGTACGCAATCGAAATAAATAGAAATAATGAACGAGCACAAGAAACCTCGCGGTCACAAGGCACATAATGATAAGGATTCGATTCTGGCAGATGCCAAGAATCTTCTTTATATTTTATATCCCGCCATTCAGCGCATGCCAAAGATAGAACGTATCGAAGGCGCACCGGTAGAAATGAAGCGTGCAACGCAAAATATCATCCGTCATTTCTCTATCGCAAAAGAATGCCAGGATGTCCGTCAAGAACACATCCGCGAAATGCTTGGCGAGTTCGGTATATTATCAGCGAATTTCGAGTTGTGTATCACGCAAGGTTTGTTGACCGACAAAGACAAATTGCGTATCGCCGTACAGTTGGAACGTATCGAGGAAGGTGTCAGGAAATGGAGAAATGCGGCGCGGTCGCTTAAACGTCAGGAGCAGCAGTAGGTCGGCACAAAATTGTGCAAGAAATTGCTGTCAGACATGAATAAGGTAAAAGGGAGTCCGGCTATCATTTATAGCAGTGTCACGATGTGACTCCGACCCGCACGAACCGTTGGTGGGCAGAGAGGTACAACGTCAATAACGCTTGGATCTTCAACGGCAACAACGGCAACCTCAACAACAACAACGT